CTATGTTCGCGTTCGCATGCAATTACAATTCAGCATTACTGGACAAATCAAAAATTTTGCGGATTCTGGTGATGCCTATGTGATAAACTCCAAATTTGCGGGACTTTGTCAGTATCCGCTGCATCAGATGATTGCGACCTTGACGATTACGCTCAATAACCAAGCGATCACGATTCGTCCTTCGCAGTTGTTCGATAAATTTGCGCATTACAACTTTGATCGCGAAACGCAGAAATCGACGATGAGCTCGACACCATGCTACCCCGATCAGGCTGCTCAGTATGAAATGACAACGGGTCGTATTACTTCGGAGTTTGCCGTTTATGGAAGTTCTGTGGATCATATATCTCGACAACACACCAATGTGTTGACATTCACGGCTAATCCGTTATTGAATAGTGCTGGTGCTTCAGGAACAGCGCAGTTTGTTGCTGAATTTACAGAACCATTGATGATTAATCCTTTGATTTTTGATCGCGAATGGTGGCGAAAGCCGGGGATTACGCAAATTACAAATTTTACGGTGAACATGGCTTTTGATCCATTGGACTTCAGCGTGTATGGCGACAAGCGGGTAATGATTATGTGAACTACACCAATATTCAGGTGACGATCTTACAGCCCATCTTATACTTGGCCTACTACACTCTGCCAACGTACATGACCATTCCACCATCCTTGTCTTATCCATACACGGCGGTACAGAATTTTGTGTACAATTTTTCGCAAAGCTACAATAGCTTACAGTCATTCACCTTGACCTCGAACACCATCCAATTCCAATCGATTTCCCATCGTTTGTATATCAGCGTCTCGAAGGCTTACAATACGAAGACCAAGAATGATCCTGATTTCTTTTTTCCAATTACAGGCATCAATATTACATGGGGCAATGTCTCGGGTGTCCTGAGTACCTTGTCCCAGTATGATTTATGGTTATTATGCGAAAAGAACGGACTCAAACAATCATGGCCCATGTTCTCAGGGCAAACCATTAATGTTTATGAGAAAGCCTTAGATACTGGAAATTTCTATTTGATGTATGTTCGAGGACCAAGTGCACCCCTATGTTTAGAATTTGGAAGTGATATTCAGTTACTGAATGAAGATTATCCTGGAAAGCAGGGTACTTGGAATTTCCAAATTCAGGTGAATGCGTTTAATAGCTCCGTTAATACTCTAACTCCACAGCTCGATATTATTGTGATCTATCACGGAACCATGACCATTGCTGGCGGATCAGTGACCTTGCAAACAGGCCTGGTGACTCCTGGAGCACCCATTCCAGGATTAGCAAAGACCACCTTCCCGAAAGAAACCGATTTCTACTCGGGTGGTAAGTTTGATCTCGGGATCATCCTATCCAGCATTCCCGGTCGTATCTTCCACGGCCTTAGCGGCCTCGTGAGTGGGCTGCTGTCTCCCGAAGAAGGAGAGCACCCCGCCATGAAGATTCGAAGTGCAATGAGATCCATTCCTAGTATTTCGCGACAAATCGCCGCATTACCTCAAGCTGAGGAGGAAGAAGAAGATTATGCATGCATGTATCGCACATGGATGCTTAGATGCCCATGACATAGAAGAAGAAACTCTCATTGTTAGGATTACCGCCACCACCGGTGTTAGTATCCAATTGAACTTGTTGTGCATTTGCAGAAAAGGATATAGTCCAAGCATGTGTACCAACACCACTCGTTGTTGCATATGTTTGATCATATAAGGATCGATAAGCGAGATATGTTGGAGTAAATCCTCCGTCAGGAATATTTATTCTGAAACTTACAATCGATGAAGTTCCAGAAACTCCTCGAAACATAAGTAAATATTCTCGGAATTCCTTTGCTTGGGTGCCTGTTGTACCTTCATAATGAGAAAGACGATACCATGTGTAATCTCCAGTAGCTCCGCCAGTAACAACTGTACCATCCGTTTCAATACGCCCCGAGGCAATAGGAAATATGGAACCGATATTCGTTCCAGGTAACGTTTCCGTTCTTTTCACAAAAAAATTACTCAACGGAACTAGGGTAAAACTATCACCGACCGACATGTTTATACAATTTTACATTAGTACAAACTCCTAAAGTATAGTTTTAAACTAACACTTTCTCCAGGATTCAGCTCAAGTTCATGGATCTCCTGATCGCTGGATTGCCACAAGAAATCAAACGACAAACGATCCAACGGACCATCGGACAATAAGTCAATCCAACGGAACTCACCCGTAGAAAAGAAGATGAGGCTACTGTTTTGCAATCCGAACTGGTTCACATCAGGCCTAAAATCCGTGAGAATCGGCAAGGTACTGATATAGCTCAGCGGATTGCTGGGGTTGAACACATTCTGTTGCGTACTTTGAGGCAGCGTTTCTTGGCGTATCGGCAAATTGCTGGTGACAATGACCGACTGTAACTGGTTGAAGCGATAGTCCGTTGGGTATTCTTGGGGAATGTTGACCGCTTCCCCAGCCACTTGCCATTTCGGGAACCGGTTGACGGTGGTTTGAACGGGTGGCGAATACAGAATCGAATTGTCCGGCGCATAGTATCTCAGCATATAGTTGTCCTCATCAATCTTCTGAAATGGGAATCCACTAATAAACTTGTATACCGCGCGATTGACAAAGATGTTCGCCGAATTGTCATACTCCGCGGGCACAACGAAATGCAAAAGTTTTTCTTGGGGTTGGTAATACACATAGGGCAGACGCCGTGTATCCGATCCATTAATATTTCCGACCATTGCATTATGGCAAGCATTGATCAAGGGATTCAATAGAAATTCGAGAAAATCACCAATATAGGAGGACAACATTCCTCCCCTAACGGATCGAGATTCACTGTGGGTTGCTGTACTAATCGTTACTTGAAATTCGGTGCCTTGGAGATTATACGGTGGAAATACGGTTGTCAGTGGACATTGGAATCGCAAAATGGTGAGTTTGTAATCGCTCATCTTTCTCAGAATTGGCTTCTCCAGTGGAACATCGATTCTCGCGCGAATCTTCTTTCCAGCATCGGTGGGATTATACAACGAGAGATTGGCCACCACATTCTCTTTAGATGGTTGTTGATACGAAAAATTCAACATGGTGTCGAGATTTTTTATCGGTGGTAAAATCTCAAAGGTTGAATTGTCGAATATCGATTTGCAGTCACTAGTGCCCAAGGTCACCTCGAAGCCATTTAGTATCCACAAGTATTCCGATCTTATTTATGACCACCAGTTTACGTATTGGACAATTTTGCTGTACCAATATCCTGGACAGATAGGCCATTGGACGCTAATCAAGTGTGATCCTGCGAAGAAGATTCTCTATTTCTTTGATCCCTATGGGAACATGCCTGACAAGCAGTGGCCCTATCTCGAGAACCCACAACTTTTGCCCGAGCCTTATCATATCCTGTCGGCAATCATTCGTCGATATATGCTCTCGGACGGATATCGTTTCTACTTCAACCACTACAACATTCAAGGGACCATTCGAAACGGCGACATTCGAGATTCCGAGTGTGGTGAGTTTGTGGTACTACGAATACTCTACGAAGACTTATCGGATGCTCAGTTCTATTCGCTGTGTATGAAGTTAGGCGGACATCGTATCTTTAAAATCGTGAAAGAAATTGATAAAGGCAAAAGTTTGCATTAAATCATGGCTACAAGGCTTGATAGAATTATTGATAGATTACGTAAAAAAACCAAAGAAACATTGAAACTTTATGAAAAAATTCGTGATAATTATATAACCTATATTAAATTTTATTCAACAAATCTTCATTGGCCAACAAAACCGATGCATGAAATTCTTGGAATATATAATGAACTCAATAACATGCATCAAGAACTTGCCCCAGATATGAAAAAACTTTTATCCAATCTTGATTATCTTACTAGAAGACCTGATGAACAAGATAATATTCTTTATGATTTTGGACGAAAAATAAGAAACATGCAAAATGTTCAAAGAGAATTGATGGCCATGCAAAATCATATATTTCCATCCGAAGAAAGAAAAAAATGAATAAGTACTATCGAAGCAACGAACAAGCCCTGTATCTCAAGCATTATGGCTATCTCCTCGAGGACCCCGATATTTTCCAAATCTTTTTTCCGGGAACTTATCGCAGTACGCGAGAATCGAAGCATAACGATGTTATTGTGATCAGTGGTAAGAAAGGTAGTGGAAAAACCGAACTTGCCAAGTTTATGGCCTATGTCTATCACGAGAAGCTTCCGAGGAATCGTGTCATTGTCTTTAGTGGCATTAAAGACTTGTACAACGATCTACCTTGGGCTATTAAGGTCGATCTCAAAGAAGTAGAACGAGAAGAACAAGAAAAGAGTCGAGGCGATTATTCGGGCGTACCCGATGCCTCCGAGTTTCGAGACAGCTTGGTGATCTTTGACGATACAGAAAAAATGCCAAATGTCAAAATCGAGAAAATGTTGTATCAGCTGGCCAATGTGCTCGCACAAAACGGAAGAAATTTTGGGACCAATGTCATATGCATTCTTCACCAAGTCAACAAAGGCCTGCAAAGCACCACGCTGTTACGAGAAGCGGATACCTTCGTGATCTTTCCGAGAAGCTACGACATGAACACCTTCAATACGCTCGTCCATCACCTCGGTTTTTCAAAAGAAGATGCGCAGGCCTTGTATGTCCAAAAAGATGAATGGTTTATTCTTATTCATCAGACGATCCCGAGCTATGTCTATCTTGGGACATCGATGAAAAAGATAAATCTTTAAAATGAGTCCATGGTGAAAATGGATCCTGCAACCATTGGACTTTTAATTAGTATTGCACCAACCGTCCTTGACCTCCTCTTTGGTCGTGGACATCACATAAAGGATCAAGAACTTACCCAAAACCTTAAAGATATGTACGGCTACGGGTTAGAAGGCTATGGCCTATATGGCCAGGGTTATCGATATCCTCCTATTGAAGGATATTACGATGAACCCATTTCGATTGGTAAAATCCAACAAGGCCCTCTTAAAGGGCAGGAAATTAAAAGATATCCTCCCAAAATTAGCGATCGTTGGGTAGCAACCTATTTATTGAATAAACGTTTTGCAGCAAAAAATAAGTGGAGAGAATATGCAACAAAAGCTCTTCGAGAAGCTAGTAAACAATATCAAAAAGAAGTTATTGAACCGTTGAAAGAAAGTGAAGATCCAAAAGATCAAAGACGTTATAAAAAAATCATAGAAAATATGCACAAGAGAGAAGCAAGAAAAGGCCTTTTACCGCTTGCTCTTCGTTCTGAAGAAGCACAAAAAATGCTTGAAGACTTGAAAAAATTATCGGATGCAGATTTGCTTGAACATTATTACGCTGGACGTAAGACCAAGAAGAAGAAAAAGAAATCCAAACTTGCAGAACTGGCAGAACTGGCAAAAAAATAGAGAGCAAAGGGCAGGAAGTCCTGCCCACCCGACCAGTTCAAAAAACTGGGATTCACCAAAGAATTATAGGAATATTCAAAAAACCTCTTCCTCCAACCTTAACAACCATCGAAGAAGAATTTGAGCCCGTTAAATTTACCGAGAAAGATTATGAAGAAGCGGTACAACGATTGAAACAGCATTATCCCAAAATCGGGCGAAGGGTCTACAAAACACCCACAAAATCTTGGAAACAAGTATATGACGAGATGCTTAAAATTATCGAAAAAGAAAAATGGTCACCCAAAACCGAAACCAAAACCAACCGATAGCACTTGTTCTTGACACGTACTTGAATATTTATTCGAGCCGATAGTGTCCCCACGGCAACGTCTCGTAAGAATTGGGTATATAGTAGCGCTTATCGTCTTCGTCGGTGGGCTCTCGCTCCATTTGCATGACAAAAACTTCGTGCTTCCTCGGGCGTATCGTCTGCATCGTGTATTTTTTGCGATCTTGAATCGGCGGCTTCTCGGATCTCAAAATCTTCTTGAGTTCTTCTTCGCTCGGCTTGTTTCGCGCATACCCTGGAATTCCTTTGAAAGCCTCATTGCACACGAGCTTGCCGTTTTTGTCGATCACGAAGAAATAGTGCTTGGGGCACAGCGCGTAGAACATGACGATGCCAATCTTTTCGATCTTCATGAATCCGGGGACTTTCTCGGTGTTGGGCGTCTCAAAATGGGGCGACAATCGTGGATCTTTCAAGTCTTCTTTGATATCCTTCGTCTTGAACCAGCCGACAATGCTATCCGTATCGGTGTAAAAAACTTCATGCGGTCTTCGTAGTATGGCTTGAGAACCTTGTAGTAGAATGTCTGCATGTACCACTTGCTCACATCGAGGATGGTCGCTCCAATCGCCAGCGGCTTGTTATAGTGGACTTCGCATTTCATGAGTTCGAGAAGCACGACATCTTTTTCGGGATCGATGATATGGTAGTCTTTGATCGTCTTTAATGAATTCAGAATGCGAATACACATCTCGGGGCCTGCGCTAAGCTTGAACTTTCGATAATTTTCGGGATTCTCGCAGGTCTTGCCAAAGAGCGAATTCATCATGAGCTTGTAAAACTCCGATAGCGAGGGATTGTTCTTGTTCTTTCGTCGCTCTTCAGCGAGTTTGCTGATATACGGTGCCATAAACCTTTCTTGTCGAAACTTGATCCCGCGATGGACTTGGATAATCTTATAGCCAAGCTCCATGCCCAGCCGCAGATTGGCGATATGCGCTTTGTAGCGAACTTTGGGCGATAGCGTGGCTTTGAGCTTGCCATCGATTCTCTCTGGAAATAGCGGATACGCCGCAACGCGATCGTGAATGCTCTTGGGGCACAAAATGTCGACTTCCAACCAATAGCCTGTTTCGGACTCCAGCCAGTTGTAGGTGTTGTCTCGAAGGATTCTCTCACCTTCTTCACCGGAGATCCACTCAAAATTGCACAAAGACATCGGATGAAGCATTGCCGTGAGATACAAGGAGTTCATGTCGAACCCTACAATGCACTCACCTTCTTTCTTGTAAACATTCGCAAAGACTGTCTCACCAACCGAGCAGTATCCACCGCGCATCGCATCTCGAAAGAATTCGTACATCTGCAGATCCCACATCACCTGAATCGGACGATTAATGTACTTGAGGAAGGCTTTGTAGGTGTACGACGGCGCCGTCACAAATTGCGCAGGATCCAGTTGCCAATTCGAAAGTCCCTTGGTTCGATACTCTTCAAACACTTCCGCGAGAGTAGGTGCCCCCCGCCCGTCCTGCGTAAGTCGTTGAGTTCGACGGAGCGCGCGTGGGAGAGCGGGGGAGAGAGGAGAGGGAGGAGGAGCTGGGCGGAGGAAGATAGCGAGCGAGATGGGGAGACGACGAAGCGCGGAAGCGCCGGGCGCGTGGCGAGATGGCGAGGCGACGAGAAGGGGAGACGACGAGAAGGGGAGACGACGAAGCGCGGAGGCACCGGGGCGTGGCGAGACGGCGAGGCGACGAGAAGGGGAGACGAGGAAGCGCGGAGGCACCGGGGCGTGACGAGACGGCGAGACGACGAGACGACGAAGCGCGGAGGCACCGGGGCGTGACGAGACAGCGAGACGACGAGAAGGGGAGACGACGAAGCGCGGAGGCGCCGGGGCCGTGGCGAGACGGCGAGACGCGAAGCGGTGAGTTAAAAAACTGAAGGGGTTTAAAGAAACGCAAGCAAGATAAAGTGAGTTACCATGGACGGCGAGCCCAAAAAGCCGCAACTTGAGGAGGAAGCGGAGTTGATGGAAATCGAAAAAGTGGAGAGAGAAGAAATCGATGATCGTATGGAGTTGGAAGAGAAGACGAATTCGAGCCGAGAAGAAGATGACGACGATGGAGAAGATGAGATTGACCGAGAAGAAGCGCTGTATGATAGGCTCGTGACCGAAATAAAAGAATTGGATTTACCACAACGCGTGAAAGAAATGCGAGCAAAAGAAAAAAGGTGGGAATCCGAGAGTGAAGAAGATACCAATGAAGATGAGGAAGAAGATAG